TGCCAGAACCTTCTCTGAACACAATGGTAGCGGCTGAACTACCGTTGACCACATAAATACCACGTAACCTACAACGTGCTACAGAGATAACTCCGCAACAACTCGTGCCAGAACCTGCGCTAACATTACCAGCAGGGTCACCTACTGCGGTTATAGAGGTGATAGTAGTAAAAAACTTCGTGCCTGTGGCCGTGCCAGTATCAGCGCCAGTTATAGACTCTGTGGCTGCAGTGCCTGATTCATCTGTACCAACAACAGTAAAAGATATAGCACTGTCATCTCCACCACTAAGAATGGTGACGTTTCTTGGAGAGTCAAAAGTAACAGACCCTCCAGAAGCTAAAGCACCTCCTAACGTCAATGCAGCGTTATTACCTACTGCAGCAGCAGTCGAAACACCGTCTGGATCTGCGGCAGCAGCAGTTATAAAGCTGGATGTTACGTCACTACCTATACTTTTAAAAGCCATAGTAGTTTACCTCTCTATCGTTCAACTGCCGCTAGAATGTAGTCAATTGTCATCGTCTTAGCTACAGCCTCACCATTCTGAATACCAAAGCTGACAGTAAGGTCTTCATCATCAGTGGCATTTGTTAGAGTGGCTTGAGTTGCAACTTGAACATCATTAATAAATATTTCAAACGCACCGCCACCGGAGGATGCAGATCCGCCAGTTGGGTTGTAATGAAATGATGCTGTGACAAACGTATCATCGGCTATGGTAGCAACAGAGCTATTAGTGGTTGCAGAGTTATCTTTCTCAATCAAAAAGTCCATGGTTGCAGCACCATCAGCTTTTAAGAAAAAGAATCCATCTGTGGTATCAAGAGGTGTGGTATCAGTAATACCCAGGCCCATGACAAAATCAGATTGAGTTGCATCGCTTACTTTAAAACGTGCTGTAAAGAACATGTTCTTAGTTGCAACGTACTTGAAAGCCTCTCCTTTTAATTGAAGGAAGTCCAAATCGTTGTCACCAGCAGCGTTTGTAATAAGCAATAAGCCGCCTGCTCCAGAAGCCAATGCTTCAGTCGCGCTTCCTGTACCAGCTTCAGTGGTAGTAATCGTCCACTCATCAGCATGATAAGTAAGGAAATCATTAAAGTAAGTAACATACTTAGTAGGATCTAAGTATGGGAATTGAAATAAAGGGTTTCCGGGTACTTGGTTAGAAACACCAGTTCTAAAATGTGTAGGCATAACAGTTCCTCCTAGAACCAACGCAATGCGTCATTATACACGATCAACAAAAGGTGGCCTTTCAGCCACCTTCCATTGTTTCACATGAAACTTATTAAGCTCCTTGAGATCCAAACACACAACGAGGGTTGCTGAATCCGAATGAGTAACGCTCTCTAGCTTTGTAGCGAACATTACCAGTATCGAAGTCACCTTCCATCGAGGTGGTGATTGGGGTTCTTTCAAAGTGCTTAAACCCATCGGGGCAGTCAGTCAAGATAAAGAATGCATCGGTATCCGTCAGGAAGTGGTTGACTGCATAGCCTTCTGGCAAGAGTCCCATATTCCTGATTGCGTTGATGTCGTTATCTGCTGTTCCCACTCTTCCGGGAGTTTCAAGCAGTCTGTCAGCAACAAACTGAAGTTGTGGCGGAACAATTAACTTAGTTCCTTTCATAGCTAGAATCATGTTTCTATCGTCAACAAAAGTTGAGATATTGATTAAAGCGTTTTCCAATGACGTTTCGTTAAGATCCGCCATGGTGGTAGCTCTGTTAGCTAGGGTTCCACCGTGAGCAAGGGGGTGATCTGTGGCAATCAATGATTTGCCGTCACCGCCTGCAAAGCTTGAGCTAAACGCATTATTTAATACGTTAGCAGCTTTAACCTGCTTGGTGTGTGCCATGCTTCTTGCAAGAGCCTTTGTATAACGAGCGCCAAGCCTGTCATAAAGGTTGTCTTCTACCGCTTCCTCAGTCAAAGAAAACGCAAGAGCTACTGTTTCGTGAGTGTAACGAGCCGTGAAACCTTCACTAGCGCTGTCGAATTCAACGCCTTGGCCTTCTTCTTTAACAGAAGCATTGCCAAAGCCAACGATCAGCACTTCTTCTTCAAACGCTCTGTCTGAAGATTCGGTATCAAAGATCTCAGCATGTTCGTTTTCATAACGATCATACTCCATGCCAAATAAGGCATTAAGACCGGGCTCAAGTTCTTTCGCTAGTTGTGCGCGTGAAATTGCCATCTATTCAGCCTCCTATTACGCTAAACCAACTGCTTTAGCACCAAACAGATGATTCTGTATGGTAACAAGCACGTTGGTATTGGCTGTACTTACATCTGAATTTTCAGGATCTTGTGAAATATCCAGGGCTTTTACTGGCAATGTCGCTGTTGTAGCTCCGGTAGAAACATCAAGTTCTACATAAGAAATACCGCTTGCGGTGCTTCCTGTTCCAGTGTTGTCAACAATATCGAAATTACCAAACAAGTCAGCAACAGGGAAAGCCGCATCAGCTTGCATCTCGAACACATCCATAGGACTGTCGTAGATAAAAGCTACTGCATCAGTGGCCGCGTTTCCGGGCCAGTAATTGCTCCATGTAGGCTTGCTTGTGGTTGGATCAGTATAAAAACATCCGTTAAATACGCCAACAATGAGAGCGCTGGTAGCACTACCACCGTCTGCTCTAGCGATCCTAGTAACAATACCACCAGTATCTTGAGTGACAATGTCACCCTGATATATGTTGGTAGTGTTGGTCGCTGCAGAAGTCGTTAGTCTATAACGAGACTGTCCTGAAGAGTTATAATTACCCTGCAGGTTACGCACATAACGAAGTCCAAAAGGCGTGTCTTGATTTGCCATTCTTCATTCTCCTATAACACAATCAAAAATTAATCGTTTTTACCAGAAGCACCAAATGTAACTTTACTTTTACGGTCATTAGAAATCGGCATGCGAGGATCGTTTTCACGCATTAAGTTATTATCGACAGCTTTCATCTGATTTTCAGTCTGCTGTTCGTAATAAGCGTTTCGTTCATCTACCGTTTCTTTCGGTATCTTGGCAAGAATCAGACCGCCAACGCCCACAGTTCCAGCGTGTTTTCCTTCTTCAACTGTAGGCAAATCGTAGCCTTCAACTTCAGACGGATGCACAGGCTCATAACCTTCCTGAAACCTTTTGTGTACATTGGTCTTGTCATCCTCATTTCTAATATGAGTTCTTACCCACCGATAAACCATTCCAGGCGGTGGCTCTGGTGTTTCCAAGGCTTGAGGCGGCTTCCAAGGTTGCCGTGCCGTCTTAGTACTCCTAGAGCTTTGATTTCTAGGGGCTCTGTTCGATCCAGCTTTCTTTTCTGTCATGATGCCTCTAACCTCATTTTTTGTTTTGCGTATTCCTTGAACGGCACACCCAGCTTCTTGGCTAACGCCTGTTCACTAGGGGTCAGTTCAACCCTACGATCTTTTTGACTGCGTCCATTTCCTGTTGTGCGCGTACCGGAAACTACGGTTTGGACGGGTTTTCCGCTGTTTCCTGCGTTGCTTGACGCTTGGAACCTGTTTGGAAGTTCTTCGCGTAATTTATTGTCAAGTTGAGAATAGTATTCATCAGACTCTAAGTCAATGCCAGTTTGTGCTAAGTCTTGATGTATTGCCATCGCAACATTAGTCATTATCTTATCGACACCAAACCAATCATTCTTTTGCGCCCAGCTTTGTGCTTTCTGAGATGGTTCTGCGTACTGCGGTTGGGCTGGTGATTGAGAATATTTTGGTTCTTGATAATTTGGAAATTCTTCTCTTACTTTATTTTCTGCTTGATTATATGAATCAAGTTCTTGTTCGTACTTCTCAAGATCTCTTTTGTATTGATTTAAAGATCCTCTATCTGCTTCGGCTCTGGCTAACTGTTGTTGAGCTTCAACCATTAAATCTTGATTGCCTGACTCGTATGCAGTTTTGAGTGCTACCTTTGCAGCATCAACTTGTGCATCAACCCTGCCTTCAAACTCATTGCTGTAATTCTTTGATATAGCAAGATTTTCTTTAGCAGTGGTTTGATTGCTTAATTGCATTTGAGTAGAAAGTTTTTTGTTTTCTTCCTGCAATTGTTTAGCAAATTGAAGTGCTTGAAGTTCTCTGCGTTGAAAGTCTTTAGCCTGCTTAACCGCTTGGTTTATTCGGCCTTGAGCTTTCTTAGCTTCTTTCTCAACTTCAGAAAGTTCTACATCATCTTCGCCAAGCGCACCTTCTTCAAAGTCATCTTTAACTTTGTCATCTGTGATTGGCGCAACGTCTTTTAAATCATCATCGTCTAAATCAATAAAAGTAGAACCTTCTTGAATTTCATCAACTGATTCTCTTTTATGTTCTGGGACTGCTGCTTTTTGAATGTTATCGTCATTCAAGTTAGATAGTGCTTCACTTAAAGTTTCTTGCTCTGACATAATTTACCTCACAACGCTTTAATATCATCAGGATCTAGGATAGTGCCAATCACTTCATCATCATTGATGATTCGTACTTCAGCATCATCTTCTAGAGAAAAACGAGCGCCAGCATATCTGCCGATTAGCACCCAGTCACCTTTCTTGCACCAAGGGACACAAGCAAATTTGCTTTCATCCTGATAGGCAAGAGGTCCGACTTTAAGCACATAAGCGACAACGGTAGCTAGGCTTTCACGATCAGTTGTCTGTTTGGTTAACAGAATCCCTGCATCTGTTTTTCCTTTCCCTTTGTAAGGTAATACAAGTAAACGCCATCCCACAGGGTTTGGCATTCTTTCAATCAGAGATTTATCAAGAACAGTTGGGTCCAAGATCTTACTCTCTTCTGGTATGTATGCGTCCGTTAAGGACGGTTTTGCGACAGTATCTGTTGCCAGATCACTCATCGAAGTCTCCTTCACTTTGCAGCGCTTTCTTTAGCTCGTCTTGCAGGGTGCGAAGCGCAGACAATTCACCCATGACGAATCGATAATCCTCCATGTCTTTGATGTTACCGCTTGAGATATAACTTACTCTGTCTGACTCAAGCTGTTTTATCTTCTCATGTATGTAGTTTGCTAAGTTTACTGAATCCATTAACTGGCTGTACCGCTTTCATCTTCTTTCCCTACAACGTCAGCCATTCCAAAATAGTTAGCTGGAGCCATGCCTATGATATTAGAAAGAGATGGATTAGGAGAGCTCATGCCAGCATAAGGCATTGCAGGTGCTTCTCCGAAATACCCTTTGTATTCAGGGTTTCCATAGTTTCCGCCATAACTCGTTTCTTGTCCGCCATAACCACCATAACCTTTGTTAGGCTGTTCAGGCATGGGCTGGCCACCTCCCCCTCCAGACATATAACCGGGGAATCCAGATGCTTCTATCGCTTGTCTGTAAGCTCCGCCACTAGTTTCTTGGTTAGGGTCGTATCCAAGTATTTGTTTTAAAAGAGATTCTATACCTGACCCTGACTCAGCCCCTTCCATCTGACTTAAAGTTTGAAGGGCTCTTTCTATAGTAGGAGTTTCAGTTTTACCATAATCCGTAGCAACACTACTGCCTGCAGAAATTGGATTGCCTGCTCGATCAAGCATGCCTAATCTATTAGCTACTCTTCGATAGATACCACCACCCAACATTCCTCTTTGATCTTCTGTTAGTTGATCAGACTCACCGGATAAAATTTTATCAATAACATCCCTCGCAGCCCCTTCATCAGCAACACCGATTTGGCTGTAAAGCATTTCAAGGGGGCTCATAGCTTCTCCACCCTCATTCATACGCATGACTTTACCGGGCATTCTAGGCATTGAAGGTCCAACTTGATCGAACATGCCATCAGGATTTATTCCGCCTCCACCACGAGCTACGACATCTTCATAGTTACGTCTGGCATCTTGCAGACGACTTTGATCGAAAGGACTCATAAGTTTACTAGGATCTATTTTTGATATATCAAAGGGCTCGTATTTATCTGATGTAGGAGAACCAAGATCATCTCTTCTTGGGCCAGTTCCTCTTCCTCTTAACTTTTCTCTAAGCATATCCATCATTTCTTGAGGAGATCGTTTAGATTCTGGTGGTCTAGTTCTTCGACCTGATCTTCCTTTAAAAATATCTTCAATAGTTTTGCTTTTGGGAGATGGTCTAGTTGGCATGTCTGGAGTTCTGCCTATTGGTCCTCTTGGTTCAGGAGATCGGCCCCTTAATCTATCAAGAAGGTCAGTAAGATCAATTTTATCCCCACCACCCCTTCTTGGCATGTCAGGCATATCTCTTCTGGGCATTGGCCTAGGCATATTTCTTCTGGGCATTGGTCTGGGCATTCTATCGAACAAATCATCGTAATCCATTGGTGATCCTGGCCTTTGACTCATTTAATAGACTCCTGAGAACTTAGTGCCTCTCAATGCTGCACCACCGCCCCTAGCTTTACCTTTTCCCATACCGGGTTTTGAAGACGCATTGGTGGGCTCTTGCTTAATCTTCGCATAGTCCACTCTGCCTTGATCTTTAATAGTGAATCCGTCTTTCTCTACTTTATTCGTCATGATTAGTTCCCGAAAAAGTTTTTAGTCATTTTCTCAGCAAGGTTACCCATCTGTACAGCCTGCTGAAGTTTTAATCTATCTTGCGCAGTTTGATCTTTCATCTCCGCAATATCAACCTGTATGTCGTTTCTTTCTTCTGAAAGTTCTTTTTGCGTATCAAGACGTTCTTGATCAAGACCAAATCGCTTCTCTGCTTCTTCTGCTTTGCGTTCTACGTCAGCGGCCTTGATGTCTAACTCTTCTCGCCTTAAATCAATCAAAGGATCTTCTGGTTGTTTAGGTTCAAACGCAGGTGATATCTGATCTACTAGCTCTGCGGTAATCTGTGCAACCTTTGTTTCCAGCACTGCCTGCATCTGTTGTTGCATCTGCTGCATCTGAGGATTAGGTTGCTGTGGTGGCATACCTGGCATTTGTTGTGGCGGCATACCTGGCATACCAGGTGGTCCAGGCATTTGTTGTTGCATCATTTGCATTTGTTGTTGCATTTGCATGATCTCTGGATCTTGTTGTGCTTGGTTTCTTGCCATCAAATCTATGTGTGCGTAGATGTGTGCCATGACCAATCCTTGTATCTGAGGATTCGTTTGACAGACAGCAGAGTTATAAAATGATAAGTGAATCTGTATGTGCGCCATATGATCTTGATCAGGGAAAGGCGTAGCAGGTTGCATTGCCACAAATCCTGCGTTTTCTAATGCGGCAGCTACTGGCTGTGGCTGTGGCGGAGGCGGTGGGGGCGGCAGTATCTGATCTACCTGCTGTATTCCCATCGCTTCATACATACGCTTATATGCGTTGTATATGCCCATCGGACCATGTATTTCTGGTGCTGCCTGCACCATTCTCAACATTTCCTGCGCCATCATCACACGCTGACTCATAGAGAAAATGTTGGGATCACTGACTGGTATGATATCTATCCGGTCATCAAAGTCAGACTGCTTAACGGTCTGATCGCCATTAGCTGTCATATACGGATATTGCGGTGGCAGATAATCTCTGAATAAACCTGCTAACAGATTAAATTCTATCCGCTGTGAATAATGCAATCGTTTGTGAATCGCACTCATCACACGGCTACCGCGCTCAAGTAAGGCTACGGTTGTACCGACAGGCGCTTCTTGATTACCATCTCCTATCTGCATGTCTCCGATAGAAGCAAAGCGTCTGCCTGCATCAACGAGCATGCCTAACAAATTAAGTAATGTAGCACTGGGTTCTTTAAACGGCAGAGGCATCAACGCCTCACGCAATGACCCACCGGGTGCGTCCATGTCCCTGAACTCACCGGGCTGGATAGGCACATCGTCATCTCGAATACGGATGCCTCTGGCCTTAAAACCTGCAGGTAGGTTGGACAGTGTGCCTGCGTCAATCAACTGTCTGAGTATTGAGGTAGCACCTCTAGACAGACCGCCAATCATATGCGTCAAGCCGAATCCGTAGAACCCTACCCCAGGTAAGAACTTGTAATGAACGAAGTAATCTATTCTCTTACGAAGTGGATCATTCTGGTTGTAGTTTCTGCGAATAGATAAGATCGTAGATTGCTTCGGAAGAATCGTTACAATATAAGGCAACTTTATTCCTGTCTCATCACCTTCGGAATCAACGTCCTCAAAACCGGGGATATCAAGATCAATGTGCATCTCAAGGATTTCACATTCATCAGAGCCTGAATCGCCTGACGGTTTAACGCCCTGTAACTCATCAATCTCTTCGTTCACACCGTCTGCGGTGTAAGACGGACTGGATCGATAAGATATGTCAGACTTCTTGTAGAATCCTGACAGTTGTAGCTTTTTAACGTCATTGATCGACATATCAATAACGTGCGTAATTCTGGTTGCGCTATCTAAACTGGATGCGCCATAAGGCACGATCATTTTTTCAGACGGAATGAATCGTGATACCGGACGATCTAACGTCTGATCAAAGTGAACCTTTCTGAATGCACTGCCTGAAAGGGGCAGATAAAAAAGCATCTGGTCAGTCTCAGGGTCATACTCCTTCATCACCTGCGTAATTTGGTAGTTCATGAACTCCTGAACTCGTGCGGCCTGCAGATCGGTGTTAGGGCTCATCATGCCCACCACCTGCGTCTTGACCGGACCACCAGAAGGCAACATCTCTTTGTATGCTTGTGCTTGGAATTGTGTGACTGACTCTGCAAGTAACGGATGAATGATGCCAGATGCACCCTCAAAAGGTTCAGTTCTTTCTTCAAACTTCATGCCAAGGAACTCAAGCCCTTCTTTGTACTGCTCTTCCCACTCCTTGCGAGATGACCTATCGTCTTCGTAATCTGACATACAGTCAGAGTAGATCTTGCCTAAGTCGGCATCATCAATAACTTGTGCGAGGTTTTCAAAGAAGTCTCCGCCTTGCTCCATCATTGGTGCAGGTGGCATGCCTACAAGCATGGTGCCGTCTTCTAATATTTCATTATCGTCATCATCAAAATCCTCAAACATTTCATCAATGCGAGGCTCTACACCAACTGTAACTTCTTTTGTGTTGTCCTGAATATCAAGATCAGCTTTATCTAGATCGTCAACACCACGTTCAATGGCCATATGATTTACTCTTCTTCAGTCTCTTTGTAGAGATTGTCAAATATCTGGTTTACGTCAAGCGTGTAGTCAAGATCCGACTTGGAATAATGAATATGCTGTGACGGTCTAAAATCCGGTGCGCCTTCTCCTGTCTCAAACCAAGCAGGGTGCGTGACCCTCACTCTGTTATTCGGTAATGCCACTATGTTACCTGTCCACTTTCCTGCATCCAACAACTCCATCACATGACTTTGTTTATGTTGTGCAGGATCATCGCCTATTTCACTCTCTGTGTAGTCAACTGTAAAGAGATATTTTGCAGGATAGAACTCACCGTCTATCTTTGCAATCCACGGACATGGCTGACATCTCTCTAACACATACACCGCATGGTGTCTGGAAGAACAATCCCAGGGCTGTGCTGCCCAGACTGGCATAGGTTCAGGCCAATCCTCAAAGGGGGTATCTCCTACCAGAGCCGTGATGGGCATCCTTGCCCACATAGCTCCACCGTGTACGTTCTCTTCTCCCTCCTCTTCGTCAGCTTCACACCCGGTGAAGATAACTTGAAAGCTCAAACACCTGCTAGGCAGGGTAGTCACGGCAATGACCATGGCGTGTATGAACTCACCATGGTATCGCTCGTGATTGACCGTATACTCTCTCCTCACCCACGCTTTAAAGTGAGGAATATTACTTTGTAAATACGCCATACTTTTTTATCCATTTACCCAATTGCGACCCTCAAAAGGGTCAAAAGCCTTATCTCATTATCGCTCCGCCTCCACGAGTCGCAGCGCCCATGCTGCTTTTTCTCTTTGAGGTTCTCTTGACTTTAGTAGCGGCTCCGCCTTTGGCATAACCTTTTTTGGCCATTCCACCTTTGGCGTAGCCTTTCTTTTTCATCATGCCACCGTTTTTCTTTTTAACAGCG